GGTGCGGCCGAGGTCGCGGCGCTCCAGACACTGCGGGGGTGTGCGCAGCATGCGGCCCGCCTGGAGCGAGCCATCGACGGGCTCGTGCGTGCTGCAAGGCCTGCCGCTGAGCCGAAGGGAGAGCAGACCGAAGGCGTGGGCGGGCTGGTCGCCGAGGCCCTGCCGTCGCTGCCCGAGGGCTACCCCGCTAGGGCTGTGCTGCCCGGCAGCTACCTGCTGTCGCCGCGCGGCCTCTGGCGCGAGCGCCCGCCGGGGCCCCGAGGCGATCCACTGCCGGCGGTGCTGGTCGCACACAGTCCGATCCTGATCGCGGCGGTGGCCGTCGATGCCGACGGGGGCGGCTCCAGCCTCGACCGGCGCTGGCATGACGGGCGGGCGTGGCGGCAGCGCTGGGGGCCGCGCGGGGTGGCGCTGGTGGCGCGTGAGCTTGCTGGGCTGGCGCGCTACGAGGTGCCGGTGAGCAGTGCCAGTGCTGCGGAGGTGGTGCGCTATCTCGACGCCTTCCTGGCTTCCAATCCTGGCCTGCCGCGCAAGCAGACGAGCCTTACGCTGGGCTGGCGCGGCGAGTCCTTCCTGTGGGGCGCGCGGGTCATCGGGGACAGCGCCGACGTGGAGCTGACCCAGGACGACGACGGGGTCGCGCAGATGGCCCAAGGCTACCGCGCGGGCGGCTCACTCAGCGGCTGGCTGGCGGCAGTCGAGCCGCTACGGGCCTACCCGCTGGCCTACGTGCTGCTGATGGGCGCGTTGGTCCCGCCGCTGTTCAAGCTCATCCCGGAGGCGCCGAACTTTTGCCTCGACGTCGCCAGCAAGACCTCGTCTGGCAAGACGACGGTGCTGCGGATCGGGGCGTCGGTCTGGGGCTACCCTCACGACCAGGACCGGGGGCTGATCCGCACCTGGGACGGGAGCGCGACCGGAATTGAGCGGTTGAGCGCGTTCGCGAACAACCTCCCGTTGATCCTCGACGACACCAAACGCGCCCAGGGGCACGACGGGGCCTTGATCAAGGGGGTCGTTCACGCGGTCAGCCAAGGCCAGGGGCGCCTACGGGGCACGGTGACCGGCGTGCAGCGGCAGTCGAGCTGGCGGACCGTGCTGCTCTCGACGGGCGAGGATCGGCTGGTAGACCTCGTGCAGAGCGGCGGAGTCAGCGCACGGGTGCTCTCCTTCTGGGGCTCTCCCTTCGGCGCTGGTGATCACGGCGACCTGGTCCGCCGCCTGCGGGGCGAGCTGCTGACCCACCACGGGCACCTCGGGCCGGCGCTGATCCGCTACCTGCAGGAGCCGCACATGGCAGACGAGGTGCGCTACCTGTATCAGCAGTGCCTCGACAATGCGGCGAAGAAGGCGGCAGGTCATCCGGTGGCGGGGCGCGCGTGCGACTACGTCGCGCTGCTGGAGGTCGCGCTGATCCTGGCGTGCCGGCTGGGCGTGCCCGTGCCCACCTGTGACCCGATGGGCGCGGTCTGGGCTGCCGTGGAGAGCGCCGAGACAGATGCCGCGCTGGAGGTCAAGGCGCTGCATTTGGCGTATGAATGGGCGGTTTCGCGCAGCGAAGCGTTCGCCGGTCGGCACCTCCAGGACCGCGACAGCACGCCGAGGGTACCCTCAGGTGGATGGCTCGGGCGCTGGGACCAGGATCGGGAGCTGGCGAAGTGGGAATATCTGGCGTTCCTGCCCGATCCCCTCACGAAGATGCTGACGGCGGCGGGCTACAACGCCCAGTCAGTGATCCGCACCTGGGGGGAGCTGGGCTGGATCAAGCGAGACGGGCGTAACGCGACGTATAACGTCAGGATTCACGGGGTTTCGGCCCGGTGCTACGTCGTGAAGCGCTCGACAATAGAGCAGGTAGTAACTGGCTCCAATGCGGAGGAGGGACGCTGATCCGACATGTTACGCCCTGATCCGACACATGTCGGATCAGAATCGTGTAGGGTCAAGGCTGGTAAGGTGGTGGTGATCCGACATTTCCGACATTTTCCCGGAGGGGACCTATATGGCTGAGCAGAAAAATATGTGTTTTCAAAATGGGGGTGATTTTGAATTCGCATTTTTTGTGCAGAAGCCTGAGTACCCACCTATGTCGGATCAGTCGGATCAGTCGGATCAGGTAGAGATAGGAGCAGGATATCGCCTACAATTCTGATCCGACTTTTGATCCGACATGTCGGATCAGGGCGGTCTGGGATGAGTGGGCACGAAACGGAGGAGAAATGGACTTCAACGAGCGGATTTTGTCAGTATGGCAGGGTACGCGCACAGAGCTGGCGCGACGGGCAGGCATCACAGAGCGCCACCTGCGGCGCCTGATGCGCGGACACTACAAGCGCGGCCCGCAGATGAGCACGATTCACGCACTGGCCGGCGTTCTGGGCGTAAGTCCTGGATGGTTGGCGTTTGGGGATGGAAATGGCGAAGGCCAGTAAACCGGTAAGTGGGCGAACGAGGGGAAAACCGCGACCCAGGACCGCCCGCCCTCCCGCCGATCTGGCGGCACAGCTCGCTACAGGTGTTTCCTACGCCTCGCTGGCCGAAAAATATCAAAAGCGAGAAGAGACCATCTCCCAGTGGGCACGCTCGCCGGAGATCCAGGCCCAAGTAGAAGCGATCCAGTCTGCCTCCCGGCAAGAGGCGGTCGCGCAGATCAAGGGCAGCCTCGGGCTGGCGGTCCAGAGCGTCGTCGCCGTGCTGACCAAGGGCAAGTGCGACCACTGTGGGCGCGGGTCTGCCGATGTGCGCGACCGGCTCAAGGCGTCAGAGATCCTGCTGGATCGCGGCGGTATGCCGGCCACGTCGCGCCAGGAGGTGTCGGGTGGCCTGACGCTCGACACCTCGGGCCAGACCGATGCCGATCTGGAGCGGGAGATCCTGACCGCAGCGCTGCAGATCGCCGAGTCCCGCTCCGAGCGCCCTGCCGTGGATGCGCTCAAGCGGCTGCTGAAGGGGGGCAAGCATGCCAAGCCGCCCCGAACTTGAGGCCGCCACGCGGTCTGCCCGCGTCCTCCAGGCCCGCTGGAAGGGCGCCCCGCTGGCCTACGCGCGGCTCTGGGACCGGCCCGAGGGCCACACCAGCCAGCGGCGCGTCCTGGAGCGCCTGGGCGCCACGACGCTGGTGCTGGGCGGCAACCGCACCGGTAAGACCGAGACCGGCGCGCTGCTCTCGGTGGCGATGGGCCTGGGCGGCGATCACCCCCATGTCGAGGCATGGCAGGCGCTCAACCGGCTCTCGGTGGACATCCCGACCGGGCCGGGCAAGGTCTGCGCCAGCGCACTCACCAGCGGCGACAGTCTCCGCTACCAGCGGGCCAAGCTCGATCGCTACCTGCCTCCTGGCTGCACATGGCACAATCGGTTCGGCCAGGGGGAGGCGTGGGTACGTCTGCCAAACGGCGGGGAGATCCTCTGCAAGTCCAACGACCAGGGGCGCCGGTCCTACCAGGGCGACAGTTGGCGCTTTGCTTGGCTCGACGAAGAGCACGACGAGCCCATCTACGATGAGATGCTGATGCGCTTGCTCGATCAGGCCGGGTCCGCCCTGATGACGATGACGCCGCTCAAGGGGTTCACCTGGGTCAAGCAGCGCTTCATCGACAAGCCAGACCTCGATGATCGAGTCCACTACCTGAGCATGATCGACAATCCCTACCTCGATCCCAAAGAGGTAGAGAAGGCGATCCGGCGCATGTCCCCGCTTCAGAGGGACGCGCGCACCAAGGGCCTGTTTGTCGCCTTGGAAGGGCTTATCTACAGCGAGTGGGCGCCTCATCTGCACGTCGTCGATCCGTTCGACATCCCCGCGCATTGGCCGCGCTATCGGAGCATTGACTTTGGTGTCAGAGCGCCCTTCTGTAATCTTTGGCTGGCGCGTGACCCCAGAGACGACACTGTCTACGTGTGGCGAGAGCACTACGAGGCAGAACGTACAACCGAGGAACATGCCGGAATTATCGAAGCCGCCGAGAAGGGTGAGCCAGAGCCACAGTGGACGGCGGCCGATCCCGAGGATCTCCAGTCGATCCGCACGCTCCAGCGGCGGGGCTGGGAGAATATCCGGCATCCTGGCTGGATGAAGTCCGTCAAGGAGGGTATCAACGAGGTCAAGGACCGGCTACGGCCCGATGCAGAGGGCAAGGTGCATCTCAAGGTCTTCCGTGGGTGTGTCAACACCATCCGAGAGATGCACGGGTACGTCTGGGACAAAGATAAGGAGCGGCCAGATCCTGACTGCTCCGATCACGCGCTCGATGCGCTTCGATATGGGATCCGCTGCATCCAGCGAGATCTCAGCTTTTGACCCAGGGCAGCGTGCTCTTCTGCTTGCTCGGCTCGGGCTTGGCGAGCTGCTGAGCCTCCAGGAGACGCTCCAGAAAACCGGGCTGCGACAGCACCGCCTCGACGGTCTTGCGCACGTCCAGCTCTTGGGCACTCCGCTGAGCCAATGCCTCCTGGTTGGCAGGGATCGCCACCACCGAGACCTCCAGCAGCTCGTTGTCCTCCAGCACGTAGCCGTAGCTATCGGCATAGTACGGGTGCTCTTTGGGGAGCTTGTTGCGCAGAGTCCACTTACCAGAGCGGAAGCCGACCGAAACCGCGTTCAAGAAGCCGCGCTCGACTTTGCCAGCCACCTTCGCGGCGTCTTCGTCGTCAATGTCCCATTCAATGTCGATCTCCAGGCCCTTGCCCCCCGCGCGCCCGTCGACGTCTACGACCTCCAGCCGCGTGGCGCGACCCACGACCGCGCCAGCCGTCCAGCGGTGATCGGTGAGAATCACGGGGTTGGCCCGATAGTTCTTCAGCAGCCAGCTATTCTGGGCTACGATGTCCTCATAGCGGTCCTCGACGTCAGTGGACGCCAGGAAGGTGCTCACGACCTTCTCTTTCCCGTCCTCGCTCTTGGTGCGGACGGTCTTCTTGACGAGCGCGCGGGCGCTGACAGGCTTATCAAAATCACGCAGGATCAGAGCCATCTTTGCTCTCCAGTACAGGGATTGTGGTACAGCGGCAATTCACGCACAGGGCAGCCTTGCTGAATTCGCCAGGGCCTGGGGCCGCCTCTCCGATGTATTCCCCAGATGGAACAACGAAATCTTCGCCGACGTCGCGCACTTGCCCGTCCAAGGCAATATGCGCATCACGACTGTCAGCAATCGCGGCAAGCCACTCCTTCTTGACACTCACGCCGACCTCGACGGCCTGCTGGTAGGCGACGAGAGAGCCCGCGTTGATCGCCCGCGTCGTCTCGGTGCGCGCGATGGCCAGCGCCCGCGCAGGGCTGAACGCGGCGGCGCCCTGGATGCGGGCCTGCATCTCCGCGATCGTCTCGCCAGCGGCGATCGAGTCAGTCACGATCTGGCGTACTGCCGCCTGCGTGGTGAGGCTCACTTGCTGTACCAGCCGGCCGAGCTGCTGCTGCACGTAGGGATCAGTGCGCTGCGGGTCGTAGCTGATCGTAAGTCCGACTTGGTCTGCGACCCAGCGCCACCCGCTGGCGACTGTCTCGTACTCGGACAGCAGCGCGACCTCTTGCAGCGCGGTGGCCTCGGCCTGGCTGTCCCAGATGGCCGCCAGGATGTCGTCGACCAGATCCCGCCGTAGGGTGCGCTGGATCTCTCCGGCGCGCTCGGCCAGACGCTCTGCCTGATCGGCGAGGTAGACGCTCAGCGCAGCGCTCCAGCGGGTCTCCGCAGGCCCGTGGACGTCCTTGACGAAGGCGGCCCAGCGCTCTGCCTTAGTGGGCACCTTGGCCCGCAGCCAGGGCAGACTCTTGGCAGGTGCGGGGGCCGGCGCTGGCGCTGGTGCGGCGCTGGTAAAAATTCCATCCGGCAGATCGTCGAAGCCTTCGTAAGCGGCGGCTTTTGCGGGGTCGCCTCCGATGGCCACCCAGCCCTGGACCCGCTTTAGACGGGAGTCGCGCGCCGCCTGGAGAGCATCGATGCGGCTAAAGTCGTGCATCAAATACAGGTCTGGGTCGAAAGACTCCGCGAACGGGTTCAGCCACGCATCTTCGAGGTCAGCGGCTACCGTCTGCTGAAACTCCCAATATACCAGGGTTTGTTCACGAGCCTGAGCGTAGTTGGCGACAGGCAGGCCAAGCAGATGCGGCGGAATATTGAATACTGCCAAGACGCCTTCGCGAACAAGGTTTCTTTGGGCTTGAAACTCCATGTCCGCTGGCTTCCAGCTTGGCATGTCCACCTTCAAATTCGAGGGCAGCACGAGCGTCCCGCCCTCACCGAGCAGCTTGTCGAGCTGCTTCCCGATCTCCTCTCGGACCGCCTTGGTCAAGAGCCCGCCGTCCTCGTTGCTGCTGACGATGATGTCAGGGCGTGGGCGCTTCGCCATGTTGGCGGCCGACTTTGCGGCTCTCCGGTCGGTGGTGAGGTCGTCGTGCAGGCTCTCGATCGCGCCCGTCCCAAAGAGCCCACGGGGGTCGTCGCGCCAGCTTGGAGTACGGACGTGGTACATGTCGGCGGGGTCGATAGGCTGACGCTCTCCCGAGCCGGTGTAGATGTACCGCCCGATGCCCAGGATCCCATCAGGCTCAAGCTCGACGCGGCGCGGGTGTAGGCGCGTCAGGATGGACGCCGCCCCGTCGCCGACGTGGCCGAGAAAGGCGTTACCGGTCAGGCGAAGGTCCACATAGAGCTGTCGCCGGAGCTGGCGGCCCGTGTAGCTCGGGTGCGGCTGGCGCAGGATCCGCAGCACGGGGTGGGCACGATCGGTGATCTCCTCTGCACGCCCCCCGCGCCGCCGTCGGTAGAGCCGGAGCTGGAGCCCACCGAGGTCTGCGCTGGCCCGCATCAGCGCCGCGTAGACCCATGGAAAGGCAGCCATCGCAGACATAGACGTTTGCACGTCGTATTCTGGCCGGGTCACGTTGCCCGCGCGCCAGTCTGCACCGAGGTCCACTTGGCCCAGCGTCTTGCTGATCCAGGCCGATAGTCGAGTCCAGGCGGTGCGGTACCAGGTATCAGGCGCGGTATCGGGCATGTGATCCTCAAAGACAGCAATACTCAACCAAGGCACCAAGCCCAACCGGACATATATGTCCTATTGCGGTATCCGGGCTTGTAGGTACGCTTAGACCAGTGAGGCAAGACATGGCTTTTCTTTCTCTCCTGGCGGCTACCACCTCTCCAGCTCACGACCCCACGGGGGGCGGGGGCGGTCTGTTTGAGGAAGAAGGTGGCCTTGAAGACGACGGCTTGAATGAGGACTTCGAGCAGATCGAGATCCCGAGCAAGATCGAGACCGCCGAAGACGCGGTGAAGACCCTTCACGCGATCAAGGGTGTGGCGGGCAACCTGAATAAACTCGATAGCCGCACCGAGCAAGTGCAGCGCGCTTGTGATGACCTGATGCGGGCCGTCGGCGTGCTTCAGGCCGCCAACGCCGAGAAGCCCACTTCATCGGTAGGCAGCAACGAGCGCGACCTCACCAAGTATCTTCGCGCAGATGGCACCTTGCGGCTTCTGGCGGAAGAAAGCACGTTCTCCTACGCGGGCCAGTCGTTCAAGATGGACCTGCCGGGCCTCCTTGACGATGCCGAGACAACCTGCTCTTGGCAGGCCGATCTCAAGAGCATCGTCAAGGAACGCCAGTGGGCGGGCGTCGCTCAAAAGGCGCGGAATACGCCGTATCTCGACGCCAAGCTGGCCTACCACATGCTGCGCGCCCCCAAGGTGGGCGACTTCGCCAAGGGGCTGGAGGAACACGCCAAAAAGGCATTTGAATCCCGCAAGGCGTTCAACAACAGCTCGGCGACCGGCGCGGAGTGGATCCCTGAGTCCTTCGTTCCCGACCTCTACGAAGCCCAGGTGCTTCGCGGCCCCGTCGCGGACCAGTTTACGTCGGTCCAGGTTGGCAGTGACACCTTTAAGCGCCCGCGTGTCTCCAACCAGATCCGCCTCTATGTGGTGAGCCAGATCACCACCGACGATCCGACGAAGTACACGGCTTCTACGCCGGCCACTGGCGAGCAGACCTACACCGTCCCGATGGGCGGGATTCTGGTCTTGGTAGACGTCGCGGCCTCCGAGGATTCAGCCGTCGCGGCGATTCCGGTGCTTCAACGCCTGATGAACGACACCCGGAATGATGCGTATGCTGACGCCATCCTCAACGGTGACACCACCGCGACCCACGAAGACACCATCGCGACCTGGAACACCCGCAGCCGCTGGGGCTCCAGTGGGCTTGGTGGTAGCGCCGATCATCGCCGGATCTTCAAGGGTCTGCGTCGTCAGGCGGTGGACCGGTCCACGACCCTGGACATGGGCTCGATCCAGACCTCGGCCGGCATCCTCCAGCTTTTCGCCCTGATGGGCGAGCGAGGCGTAAACAATCGGGTGATGTTCGTTTCTCCCGAGGTGCTGATCCAAAAGTTGCTCGGCCTGACCGAAGTTATCACCATCGACAAGATGGGCAGCATGGCGACGATCCTGTCCGGTCAGATCGCCAGCATCTTTGGGACGCCGATCATCCCGACCCGCTGGGTCACCGCCGACTTGGCGGCCACGGGCCTCTACACCGGCTCGGGCGCCAAGTCTGGCGTTATTGTGGCGGATCGCAGCGCCTATTACCGGTACGTCCGGCGCGGTGTGGTGATCGAGGTGCAGAAGGTGATCAGATCCCAGCACATCGAGCTGGTGCTCACCGTCCGTGAGGGCTTCGACACTCCTGACGAGTCCGCTGCGAAGAACGTCGCTTTCGGCTTCAACTGGCTCTAAGAGGAACACATGGAAACTTTTTCGATCGGTACGCCCACCGTGTCTGGGTCGGACGCTGTAGACACCAACTACATGCTCAACAACTCAAGTGCGTCGGCAAAAATCAAGAAACTGCGGGTTGTCCCCGTGGTTTCGGTCTCGACGCACGCGTCGAACTACATCACGATTACCGTCAAAAAGGCCAGTACCACGTTGGCCACCTTTACGACCAACAGTTCGGGGGGCGCTGCGCTGACGGCGGGGACGCCGGTAGATCTGACGATCACCGGATCAGGCAAGGATCTGGAGATCGCCGATGGCGGCGTGATCACGGTCGACGTCACCAAGGCCGGCACCGGGCCCGCCTATGAGTTTTTTGCAGAAGCGCAGATGGAACCCGTTCGCATCTGAGGTGATTCTTGGCGAAGAAGGTCAAGTTCAACGGTTTTGAGAATCACCCCAAGCCCAACGAATATCGCGGCGTGGGGGGCGAGTGGAAGAAGGGCGACATCAAGACCATCGAAGACGACAAGCAGGCCGAAAAGCTGCTTTCTGACTTCGATAAGGCGTTTGAGGTCGTCAAATAGTGCTGTCCTACCCACCCATCCACAGGATGCTGACCTATGGCTTTGATCACTGCTTCCGAGGCCCGTCTCCAGATCCCCGGCCTGACCGGCACGGGGGAGGACACGAATTTGGAGACGGTGATCGCGGCGCTCGGGATGGCCTTCGCCCGATGGTGTGGGTACCCAGGTTCGGCGCCGTCAATGGAGAGTGCGAGCTACACCCGCTATCTGGATGGCCCCGGCGGGCGTGAGCTGGTGCTGGATGTCTGGCCCGTGATCAGCATTACCAGCATCTACGACGATCCCACTCTGGACTTTACCTCCTCGCTGTATCTGGTCGACAGCGGGGACTACGTGCTGGCCCAGGCCGATCGTGGGCTCGTGCGCCTCAAGAGCACCGCGACCCACGGCACCTGGTCCGAGACCAAGGGCGCCATCAAGGTGGCCTACACCGCCGGCTATGCGACGGTGCCCGCCGACCTGAAGTACGCCGCGCGCCTGGGAGTCCGCCATTGGTGGGGACTCCGCCAGAAACAAGGGTTGATCAACGCGACCAGCGCGGGCCAGAGTCGCGGCTTCGTGGACCAGGACTTCCTCTCTGCCGAGGTCAAGACCGCGCTGGCCTCCTTCCGCCTGCCGAGCGTGTACCTATGAGCACCGTCCCACTCGACCAGTACGCGGACCGGCTGCGCAAGGTCGCCGACCAGCTCGACGACGTGCTGCGCCCCGTGCTGGTCAAGGGCGCGCTGCAGATGGAGCGCACCGCCAAGGAGAACGTCAGCGGGCGCGTGCTCAAGGTGCGCACCGGGCGACTCCGCGCCTCGATCCAGGCGAAGGCCGAAGGCTTGCGCATCACCCTCCAGGCTGGTGGGTCCGGTGGGACGGGTGAGGTCAAGTACGCTCGGATTCACGAAGAGGGCGGCGTCATCGTCCCAAAGAACGGGCGCTATCTCGCGATTCCCCTCCCTGCTGCTCGTACCGCTGCGGGCGTCTCTCGGTTTGCGTCGCCGCGAGACGTCCCCGGTCTCACCTTTGTCCAGTCGCTGCGGGGCCAGCCGATGCTGGTCGCCACCACCCGCACCAAGACAGGCCGCGCAGGCAAAGCCTACGGGGTGCCCATGTTCTTGCTGCGCACGAGTGTCACAATTCCGCAGCGGCCCTACCTGAAGCCCGCCTTCGATGGCGAGACACCAGGGATCGTCTCCGAGGTCAGCGCGGCGCTGGTCAAGGCGGTGAGTCTTGGCTGATCCCATCGAGAAACAACTGCTTGATCGGCTACAAGTCGATATCGCCGCGATCACGGTGGCCGGCGGGTACAACTACGACCTAAACGGGACCGACACTGTGAAACAGTCCGGTATACCGTTCATATTCGATACGATCCCCGGCGTGGCGATCGCCTTTGAACGCACTCAGGCCGAGCCAGGGACGCCCCTGACGCGGTACAAGTGTCTCAGCACCTTCACTGTCGGGATCGTCGTGCCCTACGCGGCCGAGACGACGATCAGCCGGACCTTGGCCGCGCTCAAGGCCGCACAGGACATCCGCAAGGCCCTGGAGCTGGACCGGACCCTAAACGGCCTTTGTTACAGCTTGAACGTCGATTCTGTCCAGGTGCTCTCCGGCGACGATCCCGAGCTGGACGCCCAATACGCGGCGGCGCAGCTCTCGATCAGCGTCTGGCACGAACACCTTCCTGGAGGTGCCTGATGGCCTACTACGTGCGCGCCGTCCCCGTCGAGGGGGGCTATGTCGCCGACCTACCCGACCTGCCTGTCGTGGGCACCTGTGCCGCTGGTACGCGAGAGCTGGCCGTTGCAGCCGCCGAAGAGGCCGCGCGCCAGCACCTCGCTGGGCTGATCCAGGCGGGCCAGCCGCTCCCACCGTGCAGCTACCGGCCTCCGCCGTTCGTGGAGACTGCCGAATCTATGGGGGCGCTATGAGCTGGTACTCCAACCAATGGACGCGCAGGCGAAAGTTCACAGTGAGCCAGAACGCTGGTTCAACGACGATAGATGTTGAGCTGACTGTCCCTAAAGAGGATGACGAATTCTGGAACAATGTCTTGGCCAGTGGCAACGACATCCGGGCCACCTCTGCCGACGGCATCACACTGGTCAGCTTTGACCTCAACAGTTTCAACACCACGACCCGCGCAGGTACCATCGAGCTGGACAACGTGACCGCGATCGCCACGGGCACGACGGCCTTTTGGCTGTATTGGGGCAACAGCGCGGCCACGTCTGGCACCTCCTCTTTTGTGCCAGCATCGCCGGTGACTGCCCAGCTCTTGCCCGCCGTGCCGCTTGGTCCCTGGTACGCGCTCGCGCAGGTCCACAGCTACGGGGACACCAGCACCAAAGTACGGATCTCCAAGGCGCCGCTCGATAAGGGCTGGTTGGCGGTAGACTGTACCAACCTACTGTATCCCAACATTGACTCGCGCTCTGGCAGCCGAGCCTATGAGGAGGTTGCCAGCTTCCAGGTGACGTCGGTAGAATCTGGCGCATCCACCAAGAGCGCGACCTACGACAACACCAAGGGCCGCGCGGTTGGCAACGTGATCATGGTCTGGCTGACCGACGATGTTACCGGCAGCGGTTGGACAAGCGGCAGCAACTACGCGGTTTATATCCAGGTCACCACGACCCTGGATCGTGTCTTCAACTTGGCGGTCGCGGTGGACTGCCAGAAGGTGACTGAGTAACATGGCACTAAACACTGGTTTCGGCGGTTGGTTCGGCATCTTTGCCGAGAGCACGTATGGGACGTCCAGCACGATCACGCATTACTACCGGATGATCTCCACGACCCTCAAGCGCGTGACGCCCAAGATTGAACGCCCTGTTATTCCCAGCGGGCCGCTGGTGGCGGGGCACATCGAAGGCTTCGAGCGCGTGGAGGGCGATGTTGTCTTGGAGCTGGCCTACGAGGGTCTCGGGCCGCTACTGTACCACGCGATGGGCGCGACTCCGACCACAAGCGGGCCGTCAGGTGGGCTCTATACGCACACGTACAAGCTTCAACTGGCGCTTCCGACCGGCCTCACCTTCGAGGTCTATCGCGGCGCGACCGCCAACGTCTCCGAGGTCTTCAACGGCTGCAAGATTAACCAGCTCAAGATCGAAATCAAAGGGAACGACGTTGCTCGGGTCACTTTGTCGATCATGGGCCGGTCTGCCGCAGCGCGCACGACGGCCAGCAGCCCAACCTACACCAGCAACGACGTGCCTGTGATCTACCACCAGGGCGGCACGCTGTCTTTCAACAGCACCAACTACGCCAACGTCTTCAAATCATTGACGTTCACCATCGACAACCGGCTGGCACTGCGGGAGAACTGTGGGAGCCAATTCACCCTGGAGCCCCAGCGCTCCGGGCCTGCGCTGGTGACGCTGGTGACGGAGCTGGAGTACGGCGACGACACCCTGCACGCCGCCTACCACAGCAACACCCAGAGTGACGCCTCGATGACCTTCACGGGCACCGGCAGCCGAACGATGGCGTTCACCCTGCACAATGCCTATCTTGAGGACTACGAAGATAGCATCAGCAACGCAGGCGGCATCATGGCGCGGGCGAGCTGGAAGGCGGAGGCTGACAGCACCGACCTGGGCTATCAGATCGTCATCGTCAACACCCAATCTTCTGCGCTGGGGGCCTGATGAGCGCGATTGTTGAGTTTGAACAACGCGCCTTGACCGGCCGCTATGAGCTTGGTGGTGGGTACGCCTACCACTTCCGGCAGGTATGCAGCGCCGATTTGGTCCACCAAGGCGATCCGTTCTTGTATCGGCTGGCCCAAGACCCGTTTGCCAAGGAACGCGAGTTCATCACCACCCGCCTGCCCGAAGCGGACCGGGCCGAGGCGCTGACCAAGCTGGAGGAGAAGATCGAGCGGGACGCGCTGGCCAAGCTCGGCGAGCTGCACCGGCGGCAGGAGGCCCTTTTCTGCGCGGGTGTGACCGGGCTGGAGCTGCCGGATGGCCAGGTCGTGCCCATCAGCTACACCCTCGACGCCCAGGCCGAGACCGAGACCACGCGGCATATCGGGCGGGTGCCGGGCGGGCCTGGCACGGTCGCCGCCGTCGCACGCGAGATCAACGCCCTCTCGACCCAGCCGGAGGGCGCCAGCAAGGCCCTCGCGCGATTTCACCAAGGGTGAACTATGTCGAATCGCCAGACTGTGCAGGTTCTACGGGCTCTTGCCGCACCAGCTCCTAAAGCTCTCTCCGCTGGAGCTGGCGTTGGCGGAGGACGCGCATCTGGCGTGGGTAGAGTCTTTACCGACCGAGAACCTGTTCGGCGTCTTGGACGTGGCGAGCGTGGTCTAAGGCGCCCACTCCAGGACGATCACCCGGTCACCCGCAGTCGAGGCGACCAAGCAGCCGGGCAGCGCCGCGCCGGAGGGGACGTAGGCGCCCACGACCAGTTCACCGAGGGCGTCACCCTCGACGACGGCCGGAAGGCTGAGCTGAGTCTCGGCACCCCAACAAGTCACGGAGAGCACCTCCGCGCGCCCCCGCATGGGTACGAACTGCGTACCTTCTGGCTGGATCTCCAGGTGGGCGGGCAAAGCCAGCCAGAGCCCATCGCCCTGGGGCGCGTCAGCGTCGGTGGCGTAGGGGCTGGCGGTGTCGGCGGCACTGTCGCCGGTGTCAGGGGGGGAGTAGGCGCCCGTGTCAGGGCGCGCGTCGCAGGCGAGGAGCAGGATGAGCGTCATGGTCCCCCTACGGTAGCCCAAGCGACCAGCTTTAGCGAGGCCACTCATGGCTGATAGTGTCGTCAGGCATATCCTGGACTTCGAGGCCGACGCCGCGAAGAAAGAGATCCGCGACACCGCTGCGGCTGCCGACGATCTTAAGGCGTCAGCAAACCAAGCAGGGACCGCGTTGCAGGAGAGCGGCAAGAAGGGGCAGGACGCCACCGTGAGCCTAGGCCAGACCAGGGCGGCAGCCACCAACCTGCGCGCCCAGCTCATAGACACCGCCGTCATGCTCCAGGGGGGCATGAATCCGCTTACAATTTTGGTTACGCAGGGGCCGCAAGCCGCTGAAGCCATAGCGGCGGGGGGTGGTGCGGTCAAGACGCTGACTGCTGCGGTTGGGCTCTCTCTGCCTGCCTTGGGCGCGCTGGGCGTCGCCGTCGCAGGGCTGGCGGCGGGCTGGTACTACTACAGCAGCGCGGCGGAGAAGGCCGAGGCTGCGACCGCTGCGGCGGCCAAGACGGCGAGTGATGCGCAGAAATCCTGGGAGAAGCTGCGAGACATCCAGAAAGACGTCAA